GTTAATCACCTCCTTTAAGAAGGCAAAATAAAAAGCACCTGTTAAGATGCTGTTGTTCCTAAATCTACAGAAGCAGCTGGCTTCTCGAATGAAACGCCAGTGATCTGCTCGAACTCTTCTTTTGTTATTACTTCTAATGCGACATACTCCCGCATGATCTCAAGAGTATACACACCCCAATCCCAAAATACTTTAATGTCGGCCGCCGTTGGATAAATCATGATGCCCCGCCTTTCTGCAACTGCGAAAACTGCAATGTAAGGAGAGCGACTTGTTTTTTTAGCATCATTACATCATCTGGTGGCGGTGGATCAGGCTGCAAACTATCAATGTATTCTTTAGTTGCTGCCTCAAACCATTCTTCTTTTTGAGGGTCATACTTTGCAATAAATAGCCCATCTGGCGGTTGTTTATCCGTATAGCCTTTAGGTATTGCTTCTCCGTTATCTACATCTATTAAAACATCTTTGCCTGCTTGCCAAATGTAATTTTCATCATATTTATAAACCCAGATCATATTCGCACCTCCCATGCTTACTTTGCTTTAAAACGGAAACCAAACGTAATAAATTCATTGGGATTTACCGTATTAGAACAAGATTGAACGCAAACCCGACCGTCAGTGCCTATATAGGTTCGGTGATATTGCGGTACTCCTGGTGTTCCTACGCTTGATGCTACTCCAATAAAGTGCATGGATTGCAATGGTAAATATCCATCAAGCAATGTAAATGCCTCGACATCATTACCTATCACCCCACCAGTAATAGATCCAATGATCTCCACCACGCCAAAAGCATCTTTTGTGTAGCGTAACGTGTGCGGAAAGCCGTCTGATGATACATATTGCTTCCATCCTTTTGACAATGATGGTGTTTTCCAAGTGACTACGGCATCTCCGTCTGTTATGAGACGTTTCCAACCTCGAAAGCCTTGTGCATGGAACGTGCCAATCCATGTTAAATTGTCAAATGAGCGTGTGACAATGATTCTTTTGTAATTTACATCATCTTGACTATATGCGGTTTCTAAAACTTCGACGTAATAAAAACTTCCATCGTTTGATATTGGCGTATTTACAAGGTTCGCCCCCATATAAAACCCCGTAGGTAGCGAGAAAATATCAGTACCGTTTGGCAACCTTGCGACTTTTCCATCGTTAGGCGTGAGTTTATAAAGCTGGCTCTTGTTCCAGTTGCTTTTCTCTGATTCTGTTACGTGAATCTTTTTGTTTTCAAGGTGTGGATCGACATATTCTTGCGACTTTTTCAAGGCTGCATTTGCTTTATCTTGAGCGCCGTCGGGTGTCTCTGCATATTCATTCGTATATTTCTTAGCTGCCGCAAGTGCTGCATCTGCTTTGAACTGCGCGCCTTCCTTTGTCTCGATTTTCTCCAAGTCCTCAAACTTGGCCCTCAGATCATCAATGGTTTGTATAGACTCTTCGTACAGCTCATTTATCTTTGCTCTTAAAGCCTCGAACTCGTCCACGTAATATTCTGTGATTGGGACAATATCATGATCAATGAGGGACTTTGAAATGTTAAAAGAGAACTGATGCACGGACATAGATTGATCGTTTGTATAGTACAAATTCAGCTCAGCTTGTACTATGCCGTAGTGCTTAATCTCTTTGTCTGACAAGATATACTCGGCGTGACCGTTCACTCTATCAACTATCGTTACGTCTCGAATGAATCGGCTGCCATCTGACATAACTAATACAAGTTTTCCCGTGACAGCTGCTAAAGGCAGTGGTACTCCATCTTTCGTGAGTTTGAATATGAGCCTTGCTGTCTGACGGTCCTGCGTCCAAAAATTTATGCTGGTTGATACGCTTGAACTGGTATATGCGTTTACATCAAAATCAATTTGTCCATTCTTATGAATCATTTGTTATCACCTCACTCAAATTACATTTTCAAATGATTTAATTGGATCGACACTGTTATCTTTCAAGCTGCCTTCTGCGCCAGCTCCTTTAAGCCTGTTACCAAAATGCTGAATCCTTGAACACTTGCTAGTCAAATACATCGCGTATCTACACTTCTTTCCTTTGACAGTCACAAATTTAACCGAAGAATCTTCTACACCATCCATAAAGATGACCCCATAATATGGATTTGAAGAGGAAGTGCGCTTTCCCGCATTGTTGATATTAGCTCCATCAACATCAATGTTTTTTGAGTCTCCAGAAACTGATATTCCTGAATACCCCACTTCATCTAGTCGAGTTCGGTTGATGCTGACGTTTTCACATCCAAACTCCACTCGTATACCATTTCCTTCAATATTTTTTCCAATGCTTAGATCAACTTGTCCATTCTTACAACGAGTCAATAAAACTCCATGATGTCCTACATTATTAAACTCATTGTCTGAAACAGTGAAGCCAACTACGTCAGATAGATGAATAGCATGCTTTACTTTAACGCCATCTATAAAGTTTCCATTAATTTTTACATCCTCGATTGTTTGATAACCTTTACGTCCATAAACTTGTACGGCATGGCGGTCTTTTACGTTAATAAAAGTATTTTTTGAAACAATGTGCCTTCTCACTTTATTGACTCGATTTGTAGGATTCCCATTCTTATCTTGCGTATATTTTGATGTAACGGCCGGAAGTAGCAGCCTTACACCAGATGCACAATTTAAAAATGTATTCCCTTCAATCAAGACATCTTCCCACTTGTTTCCTGAAACAGCCCATTCAGTTGTATCTTCCACAACGTTGAATAAAAACTTGATATTTTTATACCAAAAACCATCTGTGCTAGTATGCGAGTCCATTGCTCGTGCATAGCCGCCTAGCTTATCTGATTTACTGAAATGGCACCTTTGAACGATTATATTTTCAGAAGGGGTATTGTCATAGCTACCAAATGCCCCAAAGTTTTCAGATGATCTCATAAGGTCCAATTGAATAGCTGCAGAAAACCACCTGTCGCCCTTATAATCTGCAAATCCTGAGAATTTGACATCATCTATCAATACGTTTTTGTTGCCAGCACAATCTAAACCGTGCCCTCCACAAACATCACGTATGTGAATACCTTTGATAACTATTCCATCTGCGTGAGCAAATCCTATAACAGAACACTGTTCCTTATATTCATCGCCTGCGCTATCAAACATTCCCTGACCGTCAATCAGCAAATTCCCATGCCCCTCATAGCCTTTGGTTTGATCATCTTTGTCACCATTTACAAGCATTGACCCTACAAAGCCGCGCCGTATAACTGCGCCAGCCTGTAAGGTCAAATGAGTATTTTTATAGATGCGGGCTGTCTCCATCAGCTTGTAATTACCGGGAGGCACGACAATATGCACAGGATATAATTTCGCAAGACTTAGTGCAGCCTTAAATCCAGATGTAAAACTCCCGTATTTCTTGATGAATTTTTTGAGATTAAGAGAAACCGCAGCATCTTCTATTTCCTGCTCAAGTATTTGAAAGTCATAGTCCAATCTGTCTTTTGCGGTGGGATGAATGGATGCATCCCTAGCGACACGAATATCTACGACTTCCTTTACGTCTTTGCCATCATGATTCAATACAAGATTGATAATCCTAGACCATAAGTTGTCTATACGATTCGCAACTGAATACAAACCGTGTTTGATTTGATTTGACGTATGAGCAATATCGCTTGTTTTATGTCGTTTCAAATCATCTTCATTCTGATTCAAATGATTTTCTATAGACTGCATATCTTCTCGAAGCTGCTCTGCGTATTTCGAGTTTCGTCTAGTGTCATAGTCCTTTCTAAGCCTTACCATGTTCTCACTCTCCTTTTTTGGCAAAAATAAAAAGACCCTATCTAAGCGTCTTGAGCATGTCGTTTATATATCGTTGTAAATTTTTCATTTTCTTTACTTGATCTACATTAATACGCTGAATGTCCTTGCGGAAGTTCGCAAATGTTATCGTTGGGCTGCTATACGGATTGAGAGGGTTATGCTGAATTGAGACAACTCTCAAATCGTCCTCAAAGGTTATTCCGTCTGCTGTGTCAGCGATGACGTGAATCGTGTCACCTAGCCAAAAATCTTGTTCAATTTCAAGCAATTTCGGTTCATAGATTTTTTGGAATTCTACTTCCACAGTCATTTCCGGGTAAGGATTAACATGTTTCTTTAACGCAGAAATGATACTGCTAGATTTTTTGTATCTCTCATCTTTTATCGGCTCCGCCCAGCGTGGTTTACCTTCGATCAAAAATTTGTCTTCATCAGGATGAATATATAGAACTGGTTCAAATACATACTCAGGCTCTTTCTCTTCTTTTGACTCTTCTTTACCATCTTCTGTAGTTTTGCCATCACCTTTTGATTCAAAGACGGAATCTGTTTCTTTTTGTGCGCCGTATCCCCACGCACGAGTGGTACAATTCTGAGAATCTGTCGTAATAGTAATGCCTGGCATGTTATAACGACTATCAAGCACAAAGTCTATTACTTGACCCATTTTTTTGTAAACATGGATTTTGTAATTATCCACGTCTAACTCTATGCCATAATCTTCAATGATTTCATCCATCAATTCTGTGGAATTCTTTTCACCGAAGTTTTCTTGTTCTGCGGAAGGAATTTCACCCGCTTTTGCATGTATGACATACTTGAAATCAGTTCCTTTAAGAGCAATATCAAGCGCTTCTTTTATGCTTAATTTCTTAGAAACTGTTTTTTCAATTCTGTTATTAATTAACAGAACGGAGAAAATATGCGCAGCTGTAACCGTTTTTGTTAGCACTCCATTTTCCTGATGCAAACTTACATTCGTAATGTAGTATTTTTGATGATTATATTTCTTTTCATCAAGATATAAAACATTATCAACAATTAATAGCTCAAACTCTGCACCATTTTCCTGTGTGCGTGGCAGTGTAAAACTAAACGATTTTTTACCTGTTGGATCGGCTGTAAAATCAACAGACACGCCCGTGATCTCTATGACATCCTTTCCATCCTTACTTGATACGTGAAGCTGTGGAAAATCCACATCAGACGGCAAATTTTGATTGAGTGGCATGTCTATCCCATCGTATTCCTTACTTGGAAACTCAGAGCCCGTTGGTGTTTCTGGTTCACTCGGTTCTTCTGGTAGATCATCCAAATTATCATATTGTGTGAGCTTGTAAGTAAAGATGATGCTGTTTAATTTTGTAGCATAATTGATATCAGTCGCATAACCACCCTTTGCAACAGCAGCAGTAGCTTTTTGGTAGTCTTTTTCACCCACCACATCTTTATAGCGACTAAGCCTAGTGTATAGACTTCCTAGATCAGCAAGGCTCTCTGCATATGATGGATACTTTCTAAAGCGCGCTTGTACTCTAGTTTCATTGCCGTGCTTGTCCTGTTCTTTGGTCCACATTAATACATATTTGCCGTTATAAGTCCCTTTGACTCCAAAGAGGTTGTAGGCTTGTTTAGATAGATCACTCGATCCGAAACCACTCTCAAGGCAACCTTGAGCGATGACAAGGCTTGCAAGCACCTTGTATTTTTTTTGGACCTTTTGCGCTCCCGGCGCTAATTTCTTGATAAAGTCAACCGCAGCCATGTCACCCCTCCTTATGCATAATAGAATCTTGTGTCAAACACAATTTCAATGTCACTTGCGTTTTGAATTTCAAAGTTGTTTCTGCCGATATCGAGTGATGGAAGTCTACCAGATGTCTTGAGCCGTTTCTTGTTAGCGACGGTGTACTGTTTAATAAAAGAAACCTCTCTTGATTTGGATATTTCATCTTCAATTTTCAAACGTTCACCTGTTGTATGATTGATGATTGTTACACCTTTTCCTTTTGCTCTCAACGTCACTTGATAATCATGCCTCAAAGGATTGATTCTAAAATCTCCGATGTTGTAGATGCTGAACGTTTTTTTGTTTTTAAATGAATACTCTAGATCGTCACGCATCTCGATATTCATTCCGGGACTCCATCGTTCACCCTCAAATGTTTGAGGATTAAGCGATGTACTTTTCGATTCAGCAGCACCCAAAACATCGGTGAATTCAACGCTAAAAACAACATGGTTCTTTTCTTTTTCCTTCGGAGTAGTGAAATTCCCCTCACACGTCACTAAAAATCTTCTGTTCGGAAGCAGGTCACATGAGATGTAGTATGGAAAAGGTTTAACTAATAAAGCATATAGTTCACTTCTATAACTGTAGAAATTTTCAGCAATGATTGAGTTCATATATATTTCAAGCTGAATCTGTCTTTCTTTGTACTTCACATCCCGCGGATGTTGTGGCAATACAATACCGTTAATTCGTTGTAATGACACCGTCTCAAATTCTACGATTGGTGAGGCAGGTGTCAGGCTTAACGGATGGAAATGAGGAAGCAAGTCATTTAGACTTTGCTCACCTAATCCATTGTTAAAATCAATATATAACTCCATTACCTCACCCCACTCATAAATGCTTCTTTTCTAAAACGTTCACCTGTCGTTTGATCTAGCTTTCGACCATCCATGTAGTTGTTGGTATCTTTAGAGACTAATTGTTCAAAGCCTTTTTGCATCATCATTAAACCTTGAGACAGCAGGTCTATTTGTTGAGCCATGAGACCAATTTGTTTGCTTTGATTCTCAATCATCTGTCTCATATCGGAGTTATCTTGCTGCCTGCTCTGAGACTTGTCTCCTTTATTACTGATGCGATCAAGCATTTGTAAAGCCGTGGAGATCATGCCATCCCCAAAACTAGGCACTCCAAGCTCTTTGCCGAGATTAGAATACAGCTGTAAAGAGCGCTTACGGTACTTTGGCTCAGTCGTGATAGCATATTCTCGCCAGCCATTTTCCCCTAATTGAGCGATCTGATGATTGTCAATCACACCACCAGATGCATAACCGATGTAAGGGCCACCGCGCGCCATAGACTTTAATCCCGGATGGTTATAGATACCGCCATAACGCTTGTTAAGATAGTTAATTGCAGCAACAATTTGATGAACTGGATGTTTGATGTTTCCATATCCGGGCTTTTTATAGGCAGCAAATGTGCTTGGTATAAATTGCATGAGTCCTTGTGATGGGTGCCCCGCTCTGGCGTTGCTATCCCACCGGTTAACTAAGGTCGGGTTTCCACTTGATTCCTTCATAGCAATGGTTTCTAATGCTTTTGCATAGGATGGAGAAATTCCAGTGATGCCGATAGCCTGCGCAACCCACTTTTTGACCGCAACACTACCCCCTACACCTTTGAATGATCCTCCTTCTCCTCCAAAATCACCTAACGATTCTGTTAGAAATCCTAAAGCACCTTTTTGAATTGTCTTTAAAATACCTGTTCCAAGTCCGTCTATCCCTTTACCAGTTTTAAACGGAATAAGACCGCCAAATATATTGCTGATAATTTTCTTTGGGCCTGCCATCACAAGGTCAAAAATATCTGATCCGAAATCTTTCACCTTGCCGACTACTTCACCAGCTTTTTTAACGCCTTTTTTAAAGAAATCGCCAACACCGCCAGCATAACCTGGTAAGCCCTGTGAAGTGATTTTCTTGGTCTGATCATGAGGCAGTACCGATGTTCCGCGCGGCAGATCCCAAATTTGAGGTCCTCCTACACCGACCATGTATGTTCCAATACCCGGAGTATGAGCAAGCTCATATCCTTCCTCACCGACCAATGCACGACCGCCCGGATGGTAGTCAGTACCTTTGGCATATGCCTTGCCGGGTGCAACATTCTTCGCCTTTTTCTTCCCGTTGTGTCCGCTTGGTTTCCACTCAGGGATTGTCGGTATATTCATAAATTCTAAAACCTTATTGATACCACCAGTAATGGTATTGACGACACCAGCTAAATCAACAAGGAATGTATTCCATCCATCTAGCACTTCGCCAGTCTCCCAATTAACTTGTTCGATATGGCCCTCTGCTTGTTTCTTGGCTTCTTTTACAACACCCTTATGACTTTTTTCAGCTTCATTGATTGTTTTGTCTCGTTGATTTTTGGCAGCTTTAACTGTTGCATCATGTTCCTTTTTAGTAATAGTACCTTTGACGTAATATTGATCGTCTGCGGCTTTCACAACTGCATTGTACTGTTTTTTAGCATTGCTGATGACTTTGTCTTTTGCTGATTTACTATTTTTCACCGTTGCGGCAGCTTGCTTTGCAGATAAATTAGACGATTCTTCTTTTAACTTTTTAGAAATGAGTGTTTGCTCATCTTTGCTTTTTGTCAGAGCCGTTTCGACTTCTTTACTCATCTTTTGAGTAATGCCCTTGACTTCATCCCATTCTTTTTGGGTGAGCGAGCGATGTTCTTTTGCTGCTTTGTCATATATTTTTTTGACTCGGCTCTCGTACTTTTCTATTTGCTTCTGCTTCTTTTCATTGCCTGTTTTGATTTTATTGAGGATGTTTTCCTCATCTTTCTTTTTAAGTGAATTATTCTTTGAATAGAAATCTCCTAAAACGTCAAGAGACTTGTCAGCACTATCTTGATAGCCTTTTTTTATGGTGTCAGCCATTTTTGAAAATCGCTTATTCATGTTGTCAGCTATCTTATCCGTTATCTTCGTTTGATTGAGATAAAGGCTATTTAATTTCGCATTGGCTTTTGTCTCCATATCCGAATAAGCATTTACAGCTTTCGAAGTCGATTCAGAAACTTTATCGCCAAAATCTATTGTTGCTGGTAAGACACGTTTTTGCAGGTTGTCATAATATTTAAACCCTGCTTCACCTAGAAGCGTGACACCCGTTATTAACATACCTACAGGACCACCAAGCACAGATAAGCCGCCTCTAAGCAAACTCACAACACCTGCACCTTTTTTAAGGATGTTAAACAGGCCAAAACCGCCCTTTGCAAGTTTCATAAAACCGCCTGCGCTTTTCACGGCGTTTACCCCCGCCACGACTATACCTTTACCAAATTTGAGTATTTCAGGAAGAAAAGAGAGCGCAAGACCGCCAATCATACCCATTGGCCCACCAAACATCATTAAACCGCCGCCAGCAATTCGAGATGCGCCGCCAAGACCACGCATTGTCCTTGATGTTCTTGTGGCCGTTTGATTTAGACGGCCCATGCGTGTAGTTGCTAAACCAGTGTTTTGTTGTAAACGACCCATACGAGTAGACATAACGGCCGTTGAGGATGCAGCTGTATTAATGCCTGTCGCCGCAGTTCTTGAAGCGATACCCGCAGCTGTAACTTGTGTCGTGTATACTCCTAGACTTGCTGATGATCCTCTGACAGTGCCTGTTAGATACGTGCCAGCAGTTCTAAGCACTCTCCATCCCTCGGCCATTCTAGGAATGGCACTCAACAACAATAATGAAGCCCCTCCTAAAAGGCTGAAAGCTGTAACGGCAGCACCAGTAACGGCAATTGTTTGCATAACAGAAGGAGGCAGGTGATCAAACCAATTCACAACTTTTGTTAACACATCTGTTGTGGATCGAATCACTGGAATAAATTGATTCCCTAATGAAATGACTGCGTTATTTGCTGCGGATTTGAGGTATTCCATTGACCCAGCAAGGTTGTCCATTTGACCTTTTGCCACTTTTTCAGCGACACCGCCACTGTTTTCTATCTGTTTGGTGAATTTGTCGATCTTATCACCGCCCGCATGAAGCAGGGTAATAAAACCAGACAAAGCATGCTGACCAGCCAATTGCTTTGCAATACGAATTTTTTCAGTTTCCGTATAGTTTTTCGTCTTTTCGTTTATCTGATCTATGATGTTTGATAAAGGTTTCATGCGGCCATTTGCGTCAGTAATACTAAGGCCAAGCTCGTGAATTGCGTTACCAGCTGGCTTTGGTGGTGCCGCAAGCCTTGTTAATGTGGATCGTAATGCGGTACCTGCCATATCTGCCTTGATTCCGCTGTTCGCCATAATTCCAGTTGCCGCCGCTAACTCTTCCATGCTCACGCCCGCTGTTTTTGCAGCTGGTCCCGCGTACTTCATCGTTTGACCAATCTGCTGCAATGTCGCATTTGAGTTCGTGAACGTGTAGGTCATTGCATCGGCAACCCGGTTTGTATCTTCTGCAGCAATATGAAATTCCGTTAAGATGTCAGATACAATATCTGCTGTTACACCTAAATCTGTTTGCCCTGCTGCCGCAGTAGCAAGCAAGCCCGGCATGGCACCGATAATGTTATTTGTCTTATAACCAGCCATTGCAAGGTATTGCATTCCTTCGGCAACCTGTCCGTCTGTAAATTGTGTCGTAGCCCCCAAATGACGCGCCGTTTCCGTGAGACGGCCCATCTCGTCATTCGATGCATTCGCCACAGCACCGACCCTGCTCATAGCCTTTTCAAAGTCTGCGGCCACTTTGACAGCTCCGCCTATTGCGACGGTACCTGCTACACCGATACCTGTTAATGCCTTCCCTGCCATTCCCGCAGCAGAGTAGACAGATTGCAACTCTTCTGATACTTCTCCGGCGTTCTTCTTAAAAACAGAAAAAACACCAGCTGCTTTATTGCCGGTGCTTTGCAAATGCTCAAATTCTTTAGATACATCTCGTAATTCTTTTTCTAACTTTTGATGAACCGCGATGGAGTCATTGAGTTTGCGGGCGTGCATTTGTGTTTCTCGCGCATCACGTCCCTTTTCCCTGACAAGCTGTTCATATCGTTTTCGGTGTTCTTGAACAATTCGCCCTTGAAGACGATATTTGTTGTTAAGGCCCTCTACTTGTGATTGTAACTGTTTTGATCTATCACCAGTATTTTTATATATGGCCGCAGATGCCTTCATTTCAGAGTTGGTTAATCTCAATTGCCTTTGAAGTCCTGTTATACCTCTGTTAAAACCTGAGTCATCCAGATTGACTTTGGCGACCATATTGCCGATTGCTTGAGTCATTTATGTACCACCCCGCTTTCCTGACGAAGATTTCAAGACTTAGAATATTTGATCAATCGTAACTTCTTTTGTTTTGCTTGATTCAGCATTCAATTCTAAGAAATGATAAATATCCATTTGATCAATCTCATGCATCTTCCAGCCTTGCTCAAGTAAAGTGGTATAGATTTTATTTAATTGATCTTTGCCGTTTTTTAATGGCTCATTTACGCCTTCATGTCGGGCAAAAAATCTTTTTCTTCCTGCGTTTCCGCCACTTTAATTCCCATGATTTCCAACATGACTTTTCTGACTGCATCCGCAACTTCAAAGGATTGGAAGCCTTCTCGAAATTGGTCAAAAGTAAATTGATTTTGAAATACACGCACAATGAATTTAATTCGCTCATCCATACTTTTGACAAGTTCCTTTGCATTCTCCGCCTCTGTTGCTTTTTCATCTAACTCAAAAGCCTCATAGAGTGTTTTTGCGTTTGTTCGTGGCGCAATAAATGTTTTATGTTTTTTCTCTTCTTCGAACCAAATAGAGATAGAAATTTGTTTTTGAGTCATAGTGACTCCCCCTTATGTTTTATTTTCCAATTAAAAAAGAGAGCTTTTCAGCCCTCTAAGCACCTTTTCCAATATCAACACTGCTGCTGTTTTCTGTTTTGTCATCTTTGTATGCATCACCAAAAACTGATTTGTAAAAAGCATCAAGATTAAAGTTTTCAGCATCTTCATCAGTAAAAACCTTGAAAACGTCATCCTGCTCACGATCAACAAATTCAGCAGATAATTTAACCGTTTGGAAGTCTGTCTTTTCTTCTTTTGTCTTCCACTCATCACCCGGTAAAGAAAAACGACCTTTTACTAAACCAACATGTCGAGATTTACCGTTTGCCTTTGGACCTTCAAACGTCATTGCGACCCATGGAGGAATAATGTTCTTTTTGAACAAGTACAATCCGTTTTTGTCCTGTTCAATGCCTAACAGCTTCGCAAGAATTTCCATAGGGAGATCCCGCATTTCAATTTCTAGTTTTGTTGAACCTGTTGAAACAACCAAATCAACAAGTTTGTCATCCGCATACTGCTTTTCAGTTGATGTTTCAGTTTCCACTTTCATATTCATTGCATATTCGTATTTTAAAACCTCGGTTGGCACATAGAATTTACCTTGTTTTTGCAAAGGTGCAAAACGAGCATTTTTTAGACCAGTTACTGAACTGTACTCAGTCATAGTTAGCCTCCTAGTATTATATTTTTTTCAAAGCGATACCCTTTTCTTATCAATCTCTCTTTCTCTAAAAAGTCATTGATGGGTATAGTGGGCGCAAAATCTAAACGTTCCATCACATCCCCGATTGCAGCCATGATAGGTTGCGGATCGGCATTGTGATAAACATCTATTTGATAGGTTGCACTATCTTGTATGGGCCTGTTATCAGCCCATTTGATTGGTTTGTAGTTGATTTCTTGCAGCACAACATACGGCGGACTCGACTTTGTACCCTCTGGGACCGCAAGCTCATAGATGTCAGCTTTGTCTATTAAAGACAAAAGCGCTGGATCATTCTCCAACGCTTCAAAAATGGCATTCTTGCAAGTATCTGCACGCCTTATTAAATTTTGATTGATCATAGTTTACTCAGCGCCTGTCGATATTTTTCTGCTACTCTTCGTATGGCCTCATCCCATTTTGCATCAACAGTTCTTGTAAAGAATTTTTGCGCAGGCTGATGTAATGTACCGAATTCAGGGAAATGAATTCTCCAATGAGTATCCTTCCTCGACTTAGATTTCGGCCAACCAACCGCCACGTACTTCATCCCGTCTCCATCAGTACGAAGCCGCGTAATATCAAGATCATCTTGCATGTGTTTCTGGGCTTTGTCGGACCTTGGTGTGTTTGGGTGAAGTTCATCTTTTATGACTGTTGCACCAGCTGTAAGAGCTTCTTTATGCATCTTGCTGACCTTTCTTTGCATGTTTCCAATGGCGTTTTCTAATTCCTCTAAGCCGTCAATTTGCAGGTTAAACATCACGTCACCGCCTTTGCCCTAACCGTAAGAAAGTTAAGTCTTGAATAATGAGGTAATATTGATTCAATCTCGTATATTTTCTTTCTGAAAATAAGCCTCATATGATCATCAATATCTTCCCTGTGGCGAATGGTGAATTTGATTGTATGTTCTTTTTGAATGGCGGCTGCTGCATAATATTCAGCGCCTTTTAAAACCTCTGCTTTGGCCCAACACTCAACTACAGTTTCCCATCCGTTGTCACCATCGACAGGCAAACGACTCTTTTCTTTCTTCTTTTGGAACTGAATGCGGTGCCGCATATCATTCAACATCTTTTTCACCGTCCACAACCAAGTATTTAAGTTGATTGACCATTGTTGTCAGCACCCCGTCAAGATTTGATGTCGTGCCTGATATTTGCCTATTCTCATACCAATGAGTTGTAAATGACATGACCGCCAGCTCTGCTTGCGCTAAATTGTTAGGAAATTTTAGACCCGTTGCATTCGTGATGTACTCCTTTGCTGCAGCAATGAAATGTAAAATCAAATCATCCTCCGCATCACCATCAATGCGGAGGTATTTTTTTGCTTTTTCAAGCTCTTTTTCTTTTTGCTCTGCCTCAGTCATCCGGCATCACCTTTATTCAGATTTTGGGTTTTCTATTGCTTCGACTTTTTCTTGAAGGTCAGTGATCATTTTCTGTACTTCTGAATTGATATTGTCCCACTTGACACTCCCTTTACCGATTGTCCGGGAATTAACTGAACCATCACCTAAATGTTCATTTTTAATTGAGCCAGCCTCAATTACTGCAGCATCACCCTTATCACCTTTCGGCCCCTGCTCTCCTTGATCCCCTTTTGGACCTTGAGGACCTTGTTCACCAGGATCACCTTTCAATCCCTTAACAATAAGAGGGTTTTCTTCGCTGTTGTCTCTGATAGAAACAGGCGTGATAGGTTTACCGTCAGGCCCAGCCTCTGCAGATGTGAATACTCCGTTACTTTCATTTAAAAAATCTTTAGCCATGATAGATCAATTCCTTTCAATTTTTCTTATTTTCCAGCGTCTACGGACTTATCTTCAGAAGGTGTTTCAACTTCTGCTTCTTCACCAACAACTAAATCAGTAACAATAACTGCGGCTTCTGGATCAATAACTTTTCCGTCAAATCGTTCAATACCTCGGAAATATGTTTGATCAGTTAGATATGCATCTGCACCGATATCAGTTGATTTGATCTCGAATTTTTGGCGATCAAACATAAAGTATGCATTTTTAAAATCACCGAATAGAATATGAGTTTTTTGTTTATCGTCTGTGACAATCTCGTCATACACTTCAACAGGTCTTCCGAATAAAAGAAAGCTGTCCTCATTGCGTGGATCCTCTGCTAAGATTCCGCGGCCGTTTTTATCTTCAATGTTTGCAAGCGTTTCAAATGCTTCTGTATTCATAACCCACTTAGCATTTCTTCGGTAACCCTTTTTAAGTTGATTTTTGACTTTCCGCAAAAATTTAATAGTGATAAGTGAAGGTGCCTTGAGAGTTTTATATTTTTTGCTTGAGATAATTCCTTCTATGTTTTTGTCTCCACCTTTTCCATAGAAGACTTCCTCATTTTCAGTTACAGTTGCGCATTCAGAAAGCCATTCTACAATTTCTCTTGTGAAATTAAGAAAAGAATCATCAAGCAATTCAGCTGAAATAGGTAAAAATCCAGCGAATTTCTTAACGTTGTATTGGATTTCTTCAAACTCCATACTTTTGAGCTCTTTAATTGCCTCTTTTTCCCCAATGTTATATAGCTTTCCAGCAGTACCTTTTCTTACTGGATAAGTGCCAGATGGTGATTTTTTTGGCACAATGCGAACTAGATTACGAACAGAATTTAATTCTTGAATGGACTTAATAATCTGTTTCGAAATGTCATCCGGTACTGTGTATCCACCATCCTTATCACTGCTAGATGAAAGCTGTCTATTTTCTTTTAAGACTTCCTGCAGCATTTTTCTTTCTTCGTTACCTAATTCATCATCACGTCCAGTCAATACCTTGAACCATGCATTTCTATATTCTTGCGTTCCTGTTAAGCTGCGTTCTTCATCAGAAGAACCAGATTCAGGATCTCTTTTCTGTTCCGGGACATGATGTCGGTCTTCAATTTCTGGTGCATCGAGTTCTCTTTCCTCAGACATCATTTCAATTCTTTTTTGCAGAGCCTTTGCTTCATCAAGCATAGAGCGTGCTTCTTCATCTTTTCCTTCACTTATTAAATTCCTAGCTTCTTGCTTTTTCTGCGTGAACTGCTGGCGCAATTGACGTTCCTCTTTACTCATCGTTACTGGCATAGATTTTCCTCCTTGATTTTGAGCATAAAAAAAGACCCACTATATATTCAGGTCTAATAAGTCTAGTTCCAGCTCAATCCTCTTATTTGATGTGTTTTTTTGTTTTTTTAAAACTTCTACTTTTTCTAGACTTCTTTCTCCTACAACAGCTTCCGTATCGCTATATGCAGGAGTTGTCACAAGTGAAATGTCAAAAATGCGATTGATTCGATTAATTCGGCGCTCATATAACTTTTCTTCTTCATTTCTTGTCCATTCATCAGGTTCTTCATCACCTGAATGATCAAGAGAAAACGAAAAAGAACATTGATTGATGACGCCTGCTCTCAAATTCTTCATCAAATCTTGTCCATAAGTGGTGTCTGTTGGCTCAAATCTAAATTTCAGCCCTATTGCATCAACAGTTAATTGGAGACTACCAGCTCCCGTTGAAACAGTGTTTCTTGCTAATGGATAATCAATTTTATGATTAAATAAAGCAATTACATTGGACATATCTGCTTCGTCCAACGCTCCACGGCTGATGATTTCCTTAAACCACCCAAGACGCTCAGACCATTTTTCAAATTTAAGGGCATAACCCTCTACATATTCACTTTTGCTTTCATCATCAAGTGACCTAACTTCAATTTCCGTCGTTAGCTGTCTGATTTCCTTCGGCATTATTCGGATCACCTCCTTTATGGCCAGCTTTAGCCATCTGATATTGATCTAACATATCTAAGAAAGTGTAATTCAGTGAAACTAGGTGTCTGTCCCCATCAGGAATAGCATTCTTTGACTCAAGGGCACGAATTTCATTTATATTCATAGCTCCAATTCGTTCCATAATTTCATAGAATTCAGCTCTTGATTTTGAATCACCGCGCAATTCACTATTAACATTAAATTGAACATATAGCCCTTGCCTTATTTCAGCATCAGTAAACAGCTTTGTATTGATTTCTTGTTCAAAGGAAACGATCCACGGCTGTAAAGTGTTCTTCACATATTCTATAGATTGATGTTCGATATTACTAAATGTAGCGCGATCCAATTCGTTTATTTTATGAAGGGGAACTTTGAATATGGAAGCAATTTGAGCCTTATTGAATTTCATAGACTCTACAAATTCGGCATCTTTTAGAGGCATTGATATAGATTGATAGTCGAGACCAGCATCGACAATCGCAATGCTTTCTCCCGCATTTACTCTCATCCATTCTTTTCTTGCAACCTCTTTTGCCTCTGGTTGTAACAGGGTTGGGATTTTCAAAATACCTCTTGGTGTTGCATCATTTTTATACAATTTCGCGTTAAACTTTGTTGCGGCAGATTGAGCACCAATATTTTCTCTTGCAACCCGAATTGGACTGAGACCTACTATCCCATCTTCCGTCATTCCTTTAAAGTGCAGAACTTCCTCCGCATGTAATTCAGCTCGTTTGTTATTGATTATTGTTTCGTACCACAACTCCCCTGTTTTTGGATCAAGATAAGGATGTGTATTCGCTGGATTAAGAGGGATTAATGTTTTGATATCACCCGTTTTATCTGAAAGAATCAAAGAATATGCATTTCCCCACATACAAACATGCGTCATCATTAATTTTTTCCAAGTAAAAGCTGTCATATATTGATTGGGCTTTAAATAGAGCAATTTAAAAACAGGATGGTCACGCTCTCCTGAAATATTCTCTCCCAGCCTCCTAAACATATGGACAGATAGTTTTGCTATATCATCTGACAAAACATTGATACAAGAAAAAACATCAGGATGTTTTAACGAGGTCGATTCACTCACTTTCTCCCCGCTTGCCGTTTTACCACCACCGAAAATATCAAACACCCATTGCGGGACTTGTGACATGCCCCAGCCACTGTCTGAATCTGCTGATCTCTTAGAAAACATACCTTCTAATAACAATTAATCACCTCCTTCGGCTCATTAAAATTGCTGTAAATATAAAAAAACCACCAGTCACTAAAAGACCGATGATTTCATGTATTTTATAAGCTGCTATAGTAATAAAGATTGCCCCGGCAAAAAATACTAGGTCATTTAATATTGAGTACAGAAAAATCATAACTTGCTTAATGATATTTTTCATTAGAATGAAAAGCCTCCTGACAAAATATACTCATTCAAATCTAAATGATCATCATTTTGACTAGCTCTCACATGAGCGTTTATAAGTGCAGCTGCTGGATCAATACGTTGTGACGACTTTGATTTATCAAGCATGATATTCTCCTGCGCGTCAATCTTTGTGACGGCATTCCCCATCGCCCACGTCAATAGATCATTGTTGTCATGGATTAATTTTCGCGCTTTAGCTTTCTCACGTAAATCTTTGGTCGGCTCAGATAAGGTTTGCACCCCTTGCCTGATCTCGATCATGACATATCCATCAGCTTCCATCTGCTGTGCAAACTGCGTTGCGTTATATGGATCATATCCAATCTCTTTGATTTTCCATCCTTTATCCTTTTCCATTTTCTTGATGTACGCACGAATATAATCATAGTCAACGACAGCACCATCAGTAAGAGTTAACCAACCTTTTTTGACCCACAAATCATACGGTACCTTGTCAGTTTTCATCCTTTCATGAAAAGTATCTTCTGGCATAAAGCCATGCGCTGTAACATAATACATCCCATTTTCGAGTGGAAATTCAAAACTGGCAGCTGTTAAATCAATACGTTTTGATAGGTCAATCCCTGCATAACATTCCTTACCTTTTAAATCTGGTAGACCTTCACTCACCCCGCAATCAGACCATGCCTGCATATCCATATATCCGTTTGATCGCATGTTCACCCAAATATCCATATTTTTGGTGAGGAAATCTCGCATTTTTTCCGGTACATTCAAAGCCATTTCCAAACGCCGTCTTAAATAATTTATGCCAAACTCGTGTTTTGCAAGTATCGGATTTGCTTTTTCCCATTTACTCTCGTCTTTAATATCATCATCTGCATCTAACTCATTAATCATTGCAAAGTAATGGTCATTTTTCTCTACCATATTTGGATCTAAAAGACGAGAAGCAAAATTGTACTCGACACGGTAAGCAGGATTATTCAATTCAGGTCCAGCAGTTGTGATAATTACCATTAACGGTTGTGATCTTGCTCCCATACCCGATTCAATAACATCATATATTTCTGATGTTGGATGAGCATGATATTCATCAATAATTCCACATTGAGGATTAAATCCATCTCCGGTTTTCCCGGCATCTTTTGCAAGTGGTGTGATAATTGATTTTGTTTTAATATGTTCAATTGTCCCATATGCTACCTTATATTTTTTTGATGGTTTATTGAGAAGGTCGCTACCCTCAATTTGAGCATTTATTTCTTTCCAGCAAATCTTAGCCTGCTCTTTTTTGGTTGCACCTATATAAACCTCCGACATACTTTCTCCAAGCGCCATTGCTTCATATGACCCAACAGTTGCTAAGCTTTGAGTCTTTGCATTTTTACGGCCAACTTGCCAATACACAGTTGTAAAACGGCGAATATCGGTATCTTTGTGGACCCATCCATAGACATTGCCAAAAATGAAAATCTGAATAGGATCAGGATCAATATTTTCACCTGCTAATGGTCCTTTGGTATGTTTAAATTGAGTCATCCAAAAAAGAAATCTGCGGGCCTTTTCTTCATCGAATACATATGGAAACTCTTCTTTTCCTTCTCGTTCAACATCATTCAAAAAACGCTGACAGGCCCAAATGTGTTTTTGACAAGCTACAATTTCCCCTTGTAGAACATCATTTGAGTAATCAATCATAAACTGCTTAATTGTCACACGTTATCAAACTCCTTCTCAGCAGCCGTCTTTTCTCGAATTTCCTGCGTTTTGGTGATCGCCAGTTTTGCACGGGCTGATGGAGTAAGACCAAAATCATTTGCAGCTGACTTCATTTGATCAAAGAAGTTCTTTTGTCTTTTCAATAATGGGTGTTCTTCTCCAATCAATTCAATTGGATTTCCGTCCTCATCAAATCCATCTTTATGAACCATGAGTCCATCTGCTTCTATCACTTTAGTTATTGAAATGTATTGTGAATAGGCATTACAATAGGCGGCCAACATGCTGATATCTGCCTCCGTTATAATGTCCACTTCCTTTAATAGCTCGGCAATCCGTTTGAATTCCTTTTTAGCAACCTTATCCAACCATGAAGGAGGTTTAATGTTATTTGATCGCATTTTCATTTTCTGTTCTTGTTCAGCACGCATCGCTAGTTCATCTGTGTTTTTCTTATTTGGATTGCCTTGTATTAATTGAAGCGTTGCGGATTTTGCAGGTCTCGGCATATTTTTCACCTCATTCCGTTTCAAATTTTTGAAATTTATGCTTGTTTTTGAGCGAAATCATGCTATGATCGAATTAACAACAAAACCAGTCGTACCAAGCCCTCTCGGCATTTTCGCCGAGGGGGTTTTTCTGTTTTTCGGAAACTTTGAAAAGCGGTGTTTGTTTGCAGACGACGGCTCACCGATCTTCACGAAGCCGTTTCCTAGGGATTTAATGCCGGGGGGTACTATGACCCACGCTTGCCATGAACCTTGTTGTGACAGCTATTACACATGCTTTCGAGGTTATTTAAATCTAATCGTTTGTTCCAATCCTGCTTTAGCTCCACTATGTGATGAACCATAACAGCAGGAACGACACGATCTTGTTTTAAACAGCTTTGACAAAGGTAATTGTCTCGCAATAGAACAAGTTGTCTTGTCTGTTTCCATTCTCTTGATTTATAAAAACTTGTTGATTGTTTATCTCGAACATGTTTGTTGTAATACTTCGCTTCCTGCTGCTTACCATCAGCATGAGTAGGACAATAACCATCCCTTGTTAACTCTCTGCACCCTCGCACCTTACACTCCCTCAACGGTTTAGGTGGCATTGGATTCACCAGCTTTCCTCTCATCTATCATCGCAAACAAAACAAAGGCATGAAGGTGCCCTACTTTCTGTACAGCATAAAACTCCCTGTACTGCCTTTGATATGATGATAGATAGGATCGAGCTGTTTCATAGGATAGAATCTTGCTGACATGCAGGATGCTGTCTATAGCTTGCCTATCCCTCACACCATAAGACCCAAGCATTCCTAATCCCCTGATGATCTCCCCATCTGCCCATATGCATCCCCTTTTATTAAGGGCTTTAAGTCCGTTATACAATTGGTCTGTCCTTATTGCGTGTCCAATTGCTGTGTTAATGATTAGTTCCCTGAGTGAGTTGTCCACGTTGTGTCCCTCCCCAAAATAAAAAGCACCCCGAAGGATGCCATTAGTATTCAAACTTTTTATTTATTGAATTTTTTAAGTTCAATATACTTGTTTTCAAGTTGCTCAAAAGTTTTATGAAATATAAGACAAAACTGCTCAATCTCCTCAAAAGCTTCAACGTAGTCTATGTGTTTTTTTACCTTACCCAATGTTGTCACTTTTTTATTTAATGAGGTACGAATTTCTTTTGCCTTTTCAGCAGATTCATAATCGAGAACACTCATGTAAGCGGCCCTATCTTGAAATATAAGCTCTGTAAATTCTGGAATTAAATAAGATTGATTACTTAAAAATTTTCCGCGTTTTTCATTATCTAAATTTCTTGAAATCTCCAATCCGCCATATGCCAAGGTTTGATAATTAAAATATTTCCTTATAAATTCTTGACAAGTCTCCATTTTAATGTGTACCGTTTGCAAAAATAATTCCCTATCTCTATGTTTTAATTGCATTCTAATACCATAATAAGTTATTCCCCCACCTAAAACCGCACCAGTGAAACCTATTATTCCAGCCCACATTGTTTCCTTCTCTTCAAAAAACAAATTCAATAATCCTGTGTAAATAATAAGGTCACCTAATAGTAAAGAAATAATAATAATAAAGAAAACAGTATTTGAATACATATTCGACTTTTTCATTTCTAAAAACCTCCTGTCTTTATATCGACAGGAATTAGAAAATCCGAATAAAAAAACGTCCCCTTACTTAAAGGAGACGACGTTCTAAATCTTAATTTACACCTAATACCATCATAACCTCTCTCAGACAAAACGTTTTGCCAAGATCGTGCTAAAATTATGCCATTCTAGAGTTCTGAAATTCTGTTAATGTACTTCGTTAATACCTTTCCTCCAGACGTCATTACATAAAAATTATCTGCTTCTTTTCTTCTATTCTCAAATTTGTTTACCTCTGTAGACATGTCAACCGATGTAGTTACAAATAATAATTGAGTTGCTGCAGCTTTATCTAAGGTCATTAGAACACTTAAATCATCTAAGTCATTATGTTTTATCTTAAAAAGAATGTCTGTCAAACCTATTTTCTCTTCTGACTTGTCAATAAATACTGATTCTATAATATTAAAATTTACAATATCCACATCATAAAATTCTTTTAATGCATTGATCGCAATTAAATCTTCATGTTTAACAACACTTTCCTTATCTACAATATCTTTTAAAATGGTCCCCATTATGACACATGCTTTACTTGAATTAGATAACAATATATTTGAAAAAAAATTACTTATAAATTCGACTTTCTCATCATCGACAGAAATATATTTTTCTAATTTTTCTAGTTGAGCTTGTGTAGGATCTTCGTTCATGCTAAATCCATTTAAAAATGCTCTAAATTTTAACATGCTGCCAAACTTATATGATTTATATAAAGTCTTTGCAATTCCAGAAGTCTCTACTATTAATTGAACATTGTCATTATCAAAAATATCGCTTTTTAATTGTGAATAACTCCTATTGTGATTTTTTAATTTCTCTAATATTGTTTTTAAATTTCCAACAAGATCACTCATTTTATTCCTCCTTAACTATTATTATACACTTTTAGTTATCCACACAATCCACCATTTCACCATATATATTAATGCTCCATTCACTTGCCAATAAAAAAGCGGTTCCACAATGGAAGCCGCTCTTCAACTTATCACCTAATACCATCATAACCGCTCTGAGACAAAATGCTTTGCCAAGATAGTGCCAAAAATGTGCCATTTTTATAACTCACGAAGTTTTAAAAAAACCTAAATAAACTTTCAAAGCAATCATTATTTGTTTCATTTTAAATTTGTCTAAATCGGCAACTTTATTTACCAACCTCCTTCTGGAGATTGTGCGAATAATTTCACATGCAGCAAAATAGTCCATTTCCGTCTTTAATATCGACTTTTCTATAAGAACATGAGTTGGCAATGAACCCTCTTTAATTCGATTTGTTAACTTTACTACCCCTACTGAACGAGAATATTTATTTGAGGTATCATTGCTAATTACCAAATAGTACGAGTTTCCATCGTCACTAACTCTAGAGTCCACTTGGTAAATACCTCCTTGTCTAATTTCAGGCTCAAATACTTTATTTCTAACTTTCTTCTTTGCTTGTTTGATTGAAGTTGTACCTCCTTTCCCCTCTTCACTCTTATTATTAACATCTTGTTTCTCTTCATCTTTTAATTGCTCATTGTAAATTGCCTTCGAATCAGGACTTCCCTCAAAATCCTTATACATTTTAACCATGTCCTCTATTTTGTTATGTGTAGAATTATTTCCTTCCACTATGATATTTTCCATACTTATAAGATTTTTTTCTAATTTACTAATATTCGCATCTAACTTCTCTTCTCTAAAGTGAGTTTTAAAGCCTTCGAACAAAGACATAATAATTGCTAGAATTGCTAATACAATTGATGTTATGCCGCTTCCTATAGAAATAACATCTATAATGGAGTCTTGTTTACCCCATAAATTATAGGTTAATAATAAGACTATCAAACCTATCAAGACACTTACTGTCCATTTCCAATCTCTACTTGTCATTGTATCCTCCTAAATTGACTTTATGAATGTAATTTACATTATTAATTTTCTAATTTCAACCATTATCCACACAATCCACCAATTCACCATATCTATTATTGTGTCTAACTCAGGGAATCGCTGAATCCTTTGTCCCTCTTGCTTTTCAGCCATTTCCCTAAAATGAGTTGGACATTTTCTCGTTATGGTTAGCTGGTGAAAAAGAGCACAAAAAAAGACCCACCTGCCATTTGAACAGATGAGTCTATAAGCCAAAGTCGTCCATTGTTCTATCCATTGTGTCTTGTGTGATCCCAATATATCTCAATGTAATATCTGGGCTTGAGTGGTTGAATATTTCTTGCAGCAAAGCCACATCCTTGAATTTCTTATAATGCCAGTAACCAAACGTTTTCCTTAGTGTATGTGTCCCTATGCTATCGAGGCCAACATACTCCGCTGCCTCTCTCAATATATTGTATGCACTGCTGCGGCTGATTGATTTGTTAAGTCCTTCTCTGCTTTTAAAAAGGTATTCTTGATCATCTTTGTCCTTGATATATTGATCTATCGCTTTTCGAAGCGTTTTGTTTATTTTGATTCTTTTTTCTTTACCTGTTTTTTGTTCTCTTAGAGATACATATTGCTTCCTTACATCCTTCACTCTCAATTCTAGCAGATCGGATATACGCAAACCTAGATTGATTCCGGCCACAAAAAGCAACAAGTTCCTTTTGTTTCGCTCTCCAAGATATTTCTTTATATAATGGATCTGATCAAGGTCCCTTATTGGCTGAACAAAATTCATGATTTATCCCCCTGCTTATACACTTCTTCTCTAAGTGCAAAGGCCAGTCGATAGTATGCTTTGTTTTTAACACGATAGTAATTCCGCTGGCTTAGACCCATTTCTGCATAGATTTCATAATCAAACATTTCTTCATCCTGCATATAGAGCATTACCAAGATGCGGCGCTCTTTTTGCGTAAGACGATTAATGCCCCTTTCGATTCGCTTCATGTATTTTTCCCGCTCAATCTCCCAATCCATTTTTTTAAGCGCTGCTTCTTCTGTGGTTGAGTGGAACTGATTTGAAAAACTCGGCGGTGTAATGGTGTATGTTGTTGTGATCTTTGGAAGAAAGTCCTCTGGCGTTTGCAACCTAAGCATTTTATATTTTTCCATCATTTTTTCTATTTTGAATCTTGTTTTTTCTTCGTCAATTTGAGGGATATCTAAATTCATTTGATTCATAGTCAAGCCCCCTTTGATTCCAGCAAATTTACTTGAATAGCAATCTTTTTCTTTGCTCTATCTACAGTTTTTTGAACCGTTCCTTTGCTAACTCCCATGAGACTTGCGATCTTATCTAGTGAATTGCCGTCAGCAACATGTGAGAGATACAATTCTTTTTGCTTTTGTGTAAGAGTAGATAAGGCGTACTCGATCAGTCTTTTATCTTCTTCACTCACTGTACGGGGTGACTCTTTCGGGAAGTTGTGTTGATTTGCTAAAGCCTCAAGCACTTCTGGTGAAGCAAACACAGTACGTTGATAAACGGATCTTCGGTCAGCCGCTCGTTTTGCTTCCGGCTGCCTACCAGTGGACAACCATTTCACCACATACTCGAGATCATTTATTATTGCACTGAAAATCTTGCGGCTTGGATCTGTTTCGTCAAGCTGCTCATAACTTCTTTTTGTATCTTTCAACGCTCGTTTATACTCAAGAATCAATTCGTTCATCGTTTCCTCCTATTTGCGTTTATACGCTCCGCCTTTGGCTCTTCTCAGTCTTTGCATATTTTGCCCCATCAACTCTCTTAAATCTCTGTCAGTGAGCTTCTGCGGCTGTTTTTTGGGTTTCTCCTTCTTCATGTTCATCCTCCGTTCAGACAAAAAGAAAACGGACACCAACCAGCACCCGTAAAAGGTGTTGATCAGTGTCCGCAGGCTCTCCGTCTTGGACTTATTTAGTTGATTTATTAATTAAATTCCATTCCGTATTCATCACCATGATCTTCAATGTACTCTTTCAGAAAATCATCTAACTTAGAGTGGAAAAGCATGTCATCTTCCACACCGTTTATGAATCTCTCTATGTCTTTTTCATTAAGCTCTAATTCTGATAAACCTTCTCCATTCTCTAACTGGAATTTAAAGAAAGTCCTAAATGCTTCTCTTGGATTCATACTTTATTCTCCTTTTTGGCTCGTGCCGCTTTTTATAGTCATTCGAAGACCTTCGACCTTGCATATTTCAATAATTCGTAATCCTTTGCGCTGATATTCACATTTGCTTCACCACAGTGAGCACAATAGATATTTCCCGGATGATTAAGCTCATCAATATATGTCCATTCTTCACAATCTTCACAGTAGTAGCTGTGCAAGTCTTCTGCTTTCATTCCGCTACCTCCATCTTGTATCTTCCTCGTTATTTCCCGATGCTAAATCTTCTGTTTTCCCCATCAGTTTATAGCACTGCTTACAATAGGCTTTTGTTCCTCCGTGGTGCGACAGGCCGTCATACATAGCGCCTTGTTCTTCTTCTAAATCTCCGGCTGAATTGTAGTAGATGTGAGCCGTTCCAGTTATTCTCTGCTTAGTAAAGAATCCTTTGTCACTCTTGCAATGAGGGCATACAATTTTATTTGTCATTTCTCCACCGCCTATCGAATATTGAATTTAACGGATTCAAAGGTTCCGATGTAGTTTCGTTTCTTGGAATCCGTGTAGCAGTCCAGCTGGATCACGTATGTTCCTTTACCGGTACGCTTGCGGATTTCACTCACGCTAAACGACTTTAGAGGCGTGGCCGCTTTGAAGCTGCCCCTTTGTACAAGTTTAGTATCTGTTAAACCGCCGCCGCTTCTCTTTTTGTAAACGCCAGCGGTGTAGTAAAGTGTTCCCGATCCTTTCTTTTCCGCTCTCCAGTCGATTGTCTTGGCGCCTGCATAGTAATTGGTGTCATCCGTAAAGACTCTCGCTTGATGCCCGTATCCCTCGGTTTGCCAGTTTGACCATACTGCTTGAGCAGACGGCACATAAAGCACCGCAGCCGCAAAAATAGTTAGTGTGATTAGTAGTTTTTTCATTTGTCATCCCTCACTTCGCTCATATCATGAATCTCTACTTCCGTGCTATACGGACTTCGATAATCGTCATCTGAACGCTCCAAAACTTTTAACCATTTCGTCTTTTCAAGAACATAAGACACATCTTGTCCGCTCGATGAAGTCTTTTCAGCATCATCAAGAACATCATTAAGTGCACCTTCTGGTATATCTTCTGGGACCTCAATAAGCACGCTACGGTGGTATTTTAGTGTCTCTTCAATTTCTAGTTTGATTTTTTTAGTTTTCATCTTCATTCCCCTTTCTTATACCAAGCTACCGTCAATGATTAGAACCATTTGTATTTCATTCTTTAAATCCTCAAGGACTTCTTCGACCGGAATCATTTTGTTGTCATAGCCATTTACTCGGCTGTATCTGATTGCCGCATATGTTTCCGTAACTTCTGTTATTTCTTCTATTAATCCGCCAGCATCATCAGCGACAACATCAGTATAGATTGTCATAGCATTTTCTTCGTTTTTCGCTTTGATCAGTGCGTAATACGGCTCGTTTACCTCATAAAACTTCAATTCCTCTTTGCTTTTAACTTGTTCTTCTAATTTTTGAATGGCCGTTTCAAGATATGTCGCAAAATCAATTGCTTCTTCCTGCGCATGTCGCAACCATCCTTTTAAGTCGTGGGAAGATGTTTCAACCTCAACCCCGTACTTTTGCAGTCCTTTTTCCTGCTGCTTATGCAATTTCTCTATGACTGAATAGATAATCGGGTTATTTTCGTTCATCGTGCTTCCTCCTTTAGTGATTCCATATCAACGTTTAAGACCTGTAGCATCCAAAGAAGAGTAGCCATTCCGGCAACAGCTTCTTTATCCGCTCCTTTCGAAAGAACTCCTCTTTCTCCAAAGTCGTTCATTCGCTCAATTATTTGATTTTGTTGCTTTTTATTGAGCTTCATCGGTGTTCCCCTTCCAGTGAGGGTAATCTTCAAACTGAGGAATATGCTCATCATGTGATGCTGCATACTCCCGTTTTGTCATATCCCAGCAGTCTTTACACATGCTTCCTGTGTCACCCATGAAAGGTGAAGGCCGTACTTTGTTTGATAGTTCATCGCAGTAATCACACAAGCCGCCATTATGAAAAGAAACTTTAATCTTTTTTAGCTGATCATCCGTTATTTCAACTTGTCCTATTGGTTCCTGACAAAAGATATGCGTTTCTACTAATTCAGGAACCCCGCTAAACGCTTTATGCTGACTCTTTTCGCCCGCTCCAAGATCAATAACGAGTCTGTCGTCAATCAAATATAGTGAGTAGTTCATCAATACCCCTCCTGCTGCCGCTTATGATTGACGGCGTTTTTGTTCATATACGCTTCTTCGATTTGATCAAAAGTGAAGCCAAAGCCAACGATTCCAATTGCCAAGAACAAGTCCCAAGCTGATTGGAAGTGCAAATATTTCACGTCTTCCTTTTTGAACAACCTCGAATTTAATAAGTGCCATTGCATTTCTAAGTACACTCCTGAAAGACCGCCTTCAAAATTTTCCTTTTTGAAATTAAATAGTGATTCTTCAGGAATGTGCATATCTTCTTTCCAGCCCTTTCTAATCGCAATTGATAAGAAGAAGTGAATGCAGTCCGCATATTCTTCTAGCAACGGATAGGATTTATAACCGTATTCAGGCTTCCATTCAAGATCATCCTTATTCATCATCCAATTGTATTTAGGTTGTTCCGGCTCTTGATTATTACTCCAATGCTTGAACCAGCGCCCTTCATTTGCAAACTCGCCTAGTTCGGTGATAAGTGCTACATATGTGTTAGGCAGCAAGTCTTGACCTTGCAGCCCTTTTTCTCGGATGATGCGGCGTTCTAACTCCGCCTGCATTTCAAACATTTTTTCTAGGTTCATTTCGCTTCCTCCCATTCTCTGAAACTGTATGGATAATCAACCGTTTCAATAAATCCGATTTCCTTTGCCTTTTGGCGAATCTTTTGACAGCCTTCACGACTATAAGCCCAAATTTCTTTATAGTCTCTGAGATCGCCATATCGACCAGTAATGATAAATTCACGAAAACTGTTGACCAGTTGCCACATGTTACCTCCGTGTGAGAATCCGTTTGCTCGACCGTGCCCTAGTTCATATGGATAGACCCATTCCCCTGTGTAATCGTCTACGAAGAATAATTTTCCTCGTTTTCCAAATATAAAGCAGGCAACCGAATCTTTTGATTTACAATAGAATAGCTTTCGATCAATGCTTGCTATGAGCTGGATCAGCTCGTTTATGTCAATTATTCTTTTTAGCTGTTCAGGTTTTGGCATTTTCCGTTTCCTCCTAAGCCGCTAGGCTGTTTTATACTCCGCACATTCCTTCGCATTCGTTCAAAAAGTGGTCTATATCAAGCTGATCCTCATTGAAATCAACTTCTTCCAAAGGTTTACCTGACTTATGCAGGAAAGCATTATTTTTAAATCGTGGTAGTTTCCTTATAAGGCGGTCAATTTCCACCGCATCTTGCCATGACTCTTGATCTTTCATTTTCATATCACGCCACGCATTAAAGTCATGGAAAGGGCAGCCGATACAGCTAGATTTCGCAGGTGTACCAAGTCCTTCTCGCTCAACGTAAGTTATGCAGCGTGACCGATCGATAAAAGCCACATCAACCAAAGGGTGCTCTGCCACTTGCCAGCTTTCCCGACTTGGCTTAACCCTTTGTATTTCATCGGTGCTTATGCCTTTCCATAGGTGGACAACTTCTTTAATCCTTTGTCTCGGCTTATACCCAAGCAAAGAACGGATCTTACGATTAACAGGTAATATCTTGTATTCGTTTGTACACTGGCGGCGGGCGATGCCGATTTCTCCATTCTTATCTTTTGTGAAGAAGGGAATGCTTGCGAATCTATTTCCTGTCTCAGATCCTTCTACAATGTCATCCCGAAGATTTCCGTTATCACAGAAGATGATTTCCCTGCCGTAAGTAGCCTTGATATGCTTGTTTATTTTCTCGATCCAGTTGTAAACGTGCTTCGGCTCCCATCCTGTATCAGAAAAGATGATGTAGTCCGGTATTACTCCATTAATCTCACCCTTTAGAGCCATCAAGAGTAATGCAGTTGATTGAGTGCCGCCGCCGTATGATAAGACGTGTATATGTTTTTTGTCGTCATCGTATTGTTGTTGAATCATTGCATCAACCCAGCGATCACGATAATTGCCATAAAACCAAGCACCGTGAGAATGACAGGCCCGTTTGACTCACGCTTTGCCATGACGACATTCCCCTCTATGATCAGATCAGGACAATAATCAGCAAGCACCGGTACGAAAAATTTCGGCACGCCTATATATGCAGCTGCATCATCAATCGTCATCGCTTGGTTTTTGCAGGCTTTGACGGCTTGCGACAGTTCGATATGTTTAGGTAAATTCATGGTATATCCTCCCCCACAGGGGATAAACCCCTGCTATGGTTTAGTTTTATAACTGAAATCAAATCTAACTCGGTCAAAACTTCCTTTAATCGTTTCGATGATTGTGTGACCATGTTCGGGAGCTTCTATGTAATGCGCAGTGTTGTTGATCCCGTCCAGCACGATCACTTTTACCTTGCCTTGTTCAACTAATGTTGTGAAAGGCTCGTTTTTTGTTAATGAGATAGTCTGCGGTCTATTCACAATCTTCACTCCAATGTGATATAATTAAGGTTCCTAAGCTTAATTACTCACATTGAACTGATGTGAATTCTTACCGCTGAGACTCGACGGATTGATCTGTGCGCTGCCAACGCCAGTCTTTACGTTTGAGTCTCTTTTTATATGGCTTAGGTGGATGTTGCTGCCTATAAGCTGCAAGCTCATCCTCTGACATAACCCACGCTTTCACTGGACCTGCTTTGTATGGATTGTTAACAGTCTCCAATATGCTCACCTCCTCTCATTCGTCACGCTGCGGAACGTTGAGATTAAAGATTCTTTCGAGTTCTTCGTCAGTCAGTTTCTCGCAATGCTCCCGCCCATAAGCCCCATTTTTAAGACTCAACCACTCAATCAAAAATTCTCTTTCTGATGTTGTCATCACTTGATGCCTCCCCTCTTCTTGAGGTGGCGCATGGCTGCTGTCTTTAGCCGTTTCGGACAATCTTCATATCTCGCAATGACTTCCAGCTGGCGTGCTGTCGCTTTCTCAAATCGCAACAGGATGATTTTTCTTTTCATGCTTGTACTCCTTTCCAAGCGCGCCGCCTTTACGTGGTTCGATCTTGCCTAACTCAGCCTGATCTATAATAAGCAACAGGATGTCATCAACCTTGCGTGCTAAACGGTTCGCTATGTGTCTGACCGGTTCATGGTCCTTCCACATCTTACGAAAAGCTACGATGTCCCTTTCACACCATATAAAATCGTTTTGCGGGCAAGCGTAGTAAACCGGTTGTTGTTCAAACAGCTTTCGCAAATCTCTTTTTTTGTAGCTCATTGTGCATTTTTTGATATACATAGGCTCGTTTGCTCCGACACCGTTCGGTCGCTCCTTGATCTTTCCACGCTTGCTAAAATCAATCATCAGTATTAACACTTCTTCTGATGGTCGGTTAAATAACTCCGCCATCTCTTCAATCGACCTGCCTTCGTACCAGTAATCAAGAAAACGTTTAAGGCCAACAATCGTCCATTCAAAATTGACATGATCCAAAATGATTCTAGTGACACTCATTTCGTAATTTCCTTTCTGCGACCGACCTCTTTGTGTGCAACATGCACAGATGTCGTCAGATTCTTTTCTACGAACCAATAAAGTGGATTCAATCCATTTACTAATAAAATCTTCCTTTCGGCTCTCGTGGGCTTTCTACCGCCTTTTTTCATGATGGTTCCTCCTTGTGTTTTTCAGTCACTCAGACTTACTGCCAGCTGATCTATTAAACTATCAACCTTCGCATTTACACTCCCTTAGAACGGCAATACTTCTTTACGCTTGTCCGATGTGTCTTTAAAAATGATGTACTGCTGCTTTTGGGTGATGCGTGATACTAGCTTGCTGTCATACATTTGATACAGCTTTTCGCTAGTAAGGTTTGTTGTATAAATCGTCACTTTATCCTGCCGAGCAGATGTTACTTTGTAGATGAGACGATGAATGAAATCACTGGCTTTACTATCCGAATGCTCTGACCCTGTTTCTGCGCCGATGTCATCTATCACGAGATAATCGGCCTCACCCATCAACTGAGTCACATACGCTTCTGTGTACTTGCTCTCTTTGTTGCTGAATGAATCTTTAATTGCCGTAGCAGCATCTTCCATATTGATAAACAAGCATGATCGACCTTTGTCTTTAGGGTTGTCGGGATCAGGAGGCACATTAAGTTCTCTAAGTGCTGCATATGCAAGGTGACTCTTCCCCACTCCCGGATGGCCCTGCAAAAATATGTTGAACACTTCACCTTGTTGCAAGTGTTTAACAAAATCCATCATTCGTTTTTTATTCTTGGTCTCTTCTGGCTCAGCAACATTGTAATTTTCAAATGTTGCTTGTGAGACAGTTCGATCCCTGAACATGCTGCGTTTTTCCAACGTGTTAAATTTTTTCTGTCGCTGGCTATATTCAATTTGACTTTCTAAGTCTTTTTGCAATTTCTTTGACTCTTCTTCCAGTTCACATCGAGGGCAAATAACTTTCCCATTCATCACCATCATTCGGACAGGTTTTACAACATCTTCACCGCCACGGGTGTATGTGTGCTTTTCACAGTAATCAGAATGGAAGGTCATTTTGTCGGTTATGACTTCGGCTGCCGCCACCTTTATGCTGTGCACGCTTTATCACCTCATCACTGTTGTTTAAGTAGCCTTCGAATTTTGTTCCGAAAAGTGTTTCGGGACGAAGGAATTTACTCATGTCAGGGTTATCACGCCATTCAAAGCATTTTGCTAAGATGACCTTTTTAAAATCATCAAATCTAAACCCCTCGTTCCATCTTGCTTTTATTAGTTGCTGTGTCTTTGGTGTGGTGTGACGGTAATTTTTCTCTGACATTTGATTGAGAAGATCCGTTATGAGTTTGAATGGTATTTCTGATTCATCAGCAGTCGGGTTTCCCGACAATATATCTTTTTTTTCTTTTTCTTTTTCTTTTTCTTTTTCTTTTTGTCCGCTTGTCGTCGACGTATCGTGCAACGTATCGTCGGCGTATCGTTCAAACACTTCTCTAATGCTGGTATTCTCGATTTTTGGATAAAGTACATTCATGAGAGATTTATCTTTAACCTCTCTCAATTCTTTAGTGACACAGTCTAATATTGGCTTTCCACCTTTATTCAAGTTGTATTTAGGCCAATTCTTTATTGCCATTTCCCTTGTGTCATTGTTGTAAAGTATCAGTTTGTGATGATTTACGAAGCGATCCATCAAGCTATTGACCGACTCAATCGAGTACCCTAAATCAAAAGCCATTTGTTTCTTGGTAATTGGGTATATTCCTATTTGAGTGGTGTTTGGGTTTGTAATAAGGTACAAATAAAAGTATCTATCTTCTGGTGTCAGTTCTTCTGTGACTTTTGGATCTTGCCAAAAAGTCGTGTGAACATGTCTATACTTAGCCATGTTTTAATCACCTCTTTGTGTTTAGCTTGTCCTTTAAAAAAAGGTGAAACAAAAGTTTCAAGCCTCTTTAATTTTTTTGTTCTTCTCTTTTTTTACTGGTGTGTAATAAGGTGCCACAGCCTCAGTAAAAAGCTTTTCTCTGTCTTCTGTTCCAAAGAAAATTTCCCCCACGAACAGGTTGCTTTTTTTCTTTTTCTTTCTTTGAGTCATAAGATCACCTCGAAACATAATATGCAATTTGGACAATGGGACTACCCTAAGAATTTTGATCACTATAGGAAGCACTCAGGTTAAAAAAAATAAGCCGGTGGCAAATTTAATTTTTCACTTAGTTGAACTAAAGAAGAGTGCGAAGGGTTTGCTTTTCCTTTTTCCAACTTACATATATAAGAGCTAGAAAACCCTGTAACTAAGCCAAATTGACGTTGAGTTTCGTTTCTATCTGACCTTAGTTTTTTAATCTTTTCTGCAAAAGAATCAGTTTCTTGGCCCACCGTTTTCACCCCCTCATACGCTTCCTAAAGGAAGCACAAGTAAAATATACCATCCTTCTGATTTAAGTGCAACCATAAATTTCATAAATGTTTCTTATAGGAATCTTAAACATGGTATAATTAATATTGTTGTTACTAATCAGTGGCGTTAAATCGAGGTGACTTTATTTTATGGATAACAAGAAAAATGAGTTAATCGGAATAAACTTAAAAAGACTAAGACAAGAGCAAAAACCCAAACTATCTATTAGAAAGCTCGCTCAAGAAGTTGGTTTAAGTAACGGCTATTTATCAAAACTCGAAACGGGCAAAATCAAAAGTCCCTCTTTGGAGGCTTTGACCAAACTTGCAGATTTTTTCAATGTTGACCCCACTTACTTTGTGACTGATCCAAGTGACCTTGAAAAAATGGGTAAAGAAGCTGAAAAAGTAGTTTTCGCGAAAGAACTAACTCTTGAGAATATCAAAAATGCAAACATTATAGATGCAGATGGCAAACAAATAACAGATGATGAACGTAATTTCATGTTAGATGCCCTTAAAAATTACAGAGCTTCTAAGGCTAAATTTTTAGAAGACGATTCACCTGAAGAGGATTGATTTTGATCTTCTTTTTTTGTTGCTTCTAAGATTTCCATTAATTCTTCATATTTTATAGCCATTTCTCTTCCCTCCAAGGAACATTTGTTCTGTTTATATTTTAATCCATATTAGAAATATTTAAAAGAATTTCCTGTTTTCGTTTTTTTTGAAAACAGGAAACTTCCCCAGAAAACACGAAAGACGATACCTGATTATGGTAGCGTCTTTTTAACATCTTATATTTACATTCCCGGTCTTACATCTTTTGTTTCATATATTGTTTCTGGGTTGTTAGTGATAAGTGAGTGAATTTCCGAAACAACTATTGTTGCTCCTAGTGTAACTGTTAAAACAATTACATTGAAACGTTTAGTCATGTATAGCACCCCCTAACTCTTAGAGTGTATACCTAAATCCAATTCTATTCAATTCATTTTTTGGGAAACTTGCCCTGAAATAATCTTTGCTTTTTGAAAAATAATGATGTGATAATAACAATTTTTCTGATGAAGATTCTTTTATTCCATCAAAAAGAAGCGCATATTTATGATATCTCTCATCTTTATAATATTTGCTTAAATCCCCATCTTGTTTTAATAACAAGGAGAATTCACTTACTGCGAATTCGTCATGAATACTTTTATTCCAGTACTTTTGAAGGAACGATATTTCTTCTTTATTTTCCAGAATTTCGGCCTGTCTATCAGGAAATTTCGAATAAAGTTCAATACATTTAAGATAATAAGAAATTGACTGTTCATAGGATTCTGGAAAATAGGAAAGACCTAAAATATGATAAGCAGTAATGTTGTGAGCTGTGCTGAAATTCCTATCCAAAATTCTGTTAGCGATTTTTCGTGATTGTATTAATTCTGTTTTTTGCTTCAAGTAAATATTGACTTGAATTTCATCTACCCTAGCACCGTATGCCATTTTTAGAAACGGATCATTAACCTGAAACAACAAGTCATTTATTTGATCAATCGTATAAATAGTTAAATCATAATGGCCGTTCAAATAATAGTAATAGACTTGTAAGACCTTCACCATAATTTCAGTTTCCAAAAAGGTGTTTTTAAAATTTCTCAGGTTATCTAAAAAAGTATTACTTTCGAATATAAATCTTGACTCTAACATTAACGAATATAAAGAACATAATTCCTGAGTTTTTGAATTTCTTTTATTTTTGTACTCCTGTGCAAGAACACTTGTATAATCGTACAATTGCTTGGAATAACAATATTCTAAAGCAGCAGGAATATTTTTAGAACTAATGCCTTCTTTAAAATAATTCAAAATAAGTTCGATTTCGTTCTCTTTGTCGATGTGATTAATGATCTTATGAACAATCCAGAACGAGACATCCTTGCCATTTAAAAATTTACTTAAATAACTACTGCTTATACCCAGCTTTGCTGCAACTTGTTTTTGACTTTCTTTAGACATTTCAATTGAGTTTCTTAAATGTGTCCGTAAGTCTTTCGCGATTGTACTTGTCATATATGATCACCTTACCATTGTTAAATTTATCATGAAGTACAAAAAAATGTTGTCGGAAATTGTCGCAGAAGTATGAATTTTTGCTCTAATACACAAGTAATTACTTCTTGTAATTCAATTATAATCCTTTTGTTCAACTTATTAACATATGACTTTCGGAGTTATTTTGTTTATTCGAGGAATTAATTTGTAAAAGGTATGCTTAGCATTTGTTATGCATACCTTTTACAAATGAGTATAACTTACAGCATCATTTAAATCTATAATGAAAATTCATTTTCCCGTTTGGGTGGATCACAATATGATCAATGAGCTTATCAAACACATGCTTTAAATCTTTTTCTTTGTCTTCAAGCTCTCGAAGAACCGCTTGCATTTCCATCATTGAACTTTTCTCATCATGCACCTGCTGTAAGGAAAATAAACTCTGTTCAAGTTTAATTATATTAGATTGAATTTCATTGCGCTTTGTTTGGAACTCGGCTTTTGAAATAATCTGATCTTCTAAGTAAAGTTCCAGCAATCTTTTATTCTGTGTTTCTAAAGATTTCAACTCTACTTTAACAGACTTCATTTGTTTTTCTTTTTGTTCAATTGCATTTTTTCTGTAATCATGTGATATATCCTTGGAGAATTCGATTAGATTTTCAATGACTAAGTCCCTGACCTCTTCATAAGTAATTGGAACATGGTTAACACAACCTTCTTGACCAGCTCTTCTGTAATTACTGCATTTAACGTACTTCCAATACGTTTTTTCACCATTTTGTTTGGCTCTGCTTGTTTGGATAATCACCATATTAGAACCACATTTACCACAAATAAGTAATTGTCTCAACTCATTCCACGGTGTGAATTTAGTTTTTTTATTGACAGTCAGTTTATTATTTGCTTTTTCCCAATCCTCTCTTGAGACAATCGGCGGGCAAAAGTCTTCGTAAACGGTCCATTTTTCGGGTGGATTCCGAATGAATTTTTTTCGACCATCAACTTTTATTGTAGTATGCCTATTAGCTATATGCACACCGCAATATATAGGGTTTCTTAAAATGGTTTGAACTGTTGTGAGCTGCCAATTACTACGTTTTTTTGGAGGTGGTATTTCACCTAGCTTACATTTTTCTTGCAAAGCGTATGTAACCCTTTTATGGCCCAAGCCCTCGTTATTATAAAGGTGAAAAATTAATCTAATAACTTGAGCTTCATTTTCGTTAATTACAAGGTGTTTACCCTCTTTCATATAACCGTAGGGCACTCGACCAGAATGTTCACCCCGCCTTGCTTTTGCTGCAAGTACACCACTTATATTGACTGACATAGACTTAGGTAACTGCTCCGCAAACAGAGCAGACATTTCAAATTTCATTGACGCTTTACTCTCGTAAAGGGAGTCATAGTCCTCTTCAAGAGTCACTACTCGAACCCCATTAGAAACCAAAATTTCTCTGATATATAAAGCGTCTTTCAGATCCCGAGCAAGACGTGTGATAGATTTAAAAATCACCATCTTTATTTCTTTCTTTTCCGCCAATGAAAAAATGTATTTCATGGCTGCCCTATCTTCAAGGACGGTTCCGCTGATACCATCATCTAACAAAACAGAACGGTCATCCCATTCATAATTATGTTGCTCGATCCAGTACCTGCAAACGTCGATCTGGTTTTCTTTAGAACTTATTTGTTCATCTCTGTCCGTTGAAACCCTTGTATAAATTTTATAAGGGTAGTCGTCATATTTGATGATTTCTTCAACTGATGATTTTTTGAAATACATATAACACACCCCAATTGTTAATTGTTCTTACTAAATTATAACATCTTGATTGTCGATTTCGTTATATTCTTAATATGAGAAAATACATTATTTCCCCTCTTTCCAATAAAAATTTGTGTTAGACTTAATTGGAAAATATTTGGTCTGGAGGGTTTGCATTGAATCGCATTAATTTCTTTCTCTTTTTAATTTTGTCCGCCTTATTCATATCTGCTTGTGGCAAAGCAGATAACACATCCACAAGTAACTCTAATAAAAAAGAAGAAAGCATTGAAACTAAAGAAAAATTAAACGTAAAGATCACCTTGAATAAAAAAATTAAAGACAATAAAAAGATTCTCATTATCGGAAAAAGCAACTTACCTAAAGAGACAAAAATAAACATTTACTTAGATGCACCAAATTCTGATCAAAGCGAGCTAGCTAAGGGAATAGTTAAAGAAGGTGGAATGTTTGATTATGAATTTTCTAATGAAGAAGGCGAGGATTATGACGGGGGGAAGTATATTGCTTATGTAGAAACGTTACCCGAAAATCTGCAAACTGACCATGTTAAAGAGATTTTTGGAGAAGATGGGGCTAATCTTGCGGGTTCTAATGTTAGCGGTGAGAATGGTCGAGTAGCTACTGCTGAAATTAATTTTAAAATTAAGAATTCCTCAAAAGTTAAACAAAAAAGTAAGAAAGACAATGCTGCAGAAGTTACTAAAAAGAAGGATGAAGAACTATCTACTTTGAAAAGTGAGGCGGAATATGGAATTGAATCTATTGTAGAGGAAAATTATAAGGCTGCCTCAATTGAAAAGATCGAAATTAATCAAGATATGAGTACTGACCAAGATAACAAACTAATCGCTCTTGTTTACCTGTCGTTTGATTTTAAAAATTCTGCTCAAACTTCTTATAACATGGTGGAAATGTTTAGTGATGATTTAGCAGCTAGTATAGGTTCGGATAATGAATCGATTTCACAGTTATCTGTATTTTGGAAAGTGCCATACATAAGTGATAAGAGCGCAGCCAAATTCTCCTACGAACGATCAGGGGATAACATGATAATTAAAAGTAAATCAACTATTTTGAAATAGTCCTTCGACTTGAAGGGCTATTTATTTACCTTTATAATCGAACGTATATTCTATTTTTGCAGGAGGGTATGCCGTGACGGATCTTGAAAGGAAGTTATACCGAATCATTTATAATATGAGCCGATTTCGCAAGAACCCTTCGATTGATGACCTTAAAAGGAAAACGGGGAAGGATGAGCCAGCAATCCGTAAGGCGGTTAAGAACCTTATATCAAGAAATGAACTTGAATGGGATAAAGAGAAGAAGGAATGGCGGTTTAAGTAAAGTAAAAAAGCTGCCCAAATGGACAGCCATCAAGTTTCATTTCTTAATGTTTTTCTTTATTTCTTCTATCTCGTTTCTAAGGGATTTGTTTTCTCGTTTGATCTTAGAAACCTCTACGACTGTCAGTAACAAAGTTGCAACTATAAGTAAAATCAAAATATATTCAAACATAATCATATGTCCATGTAGTAGTCATCAAAGCCAAACGTTCCAGGAATACCGATGACTGGTACTAATGCAGCTCTGAATTTCCATCTATGTTTTTTATAATATGCCTTTGAAAGCTGTTTACGTTTATACAGCTGCTTTGCTATATACTTACCAGCACCATAACCGGTACCAACAACGGCAGCCATGCCCGTAATTATCCCCACAGCTACGAGAAATGGATTATGTACTGTGGCTTTATCTTCCCTGTTCAAAAGGCTATCTAGTGTAAAGATATCACTGTCATTGAGTCCAAGCTCTAAAGCGTCTTGGTATAATTCAGGATCTTTCATAGTAAATGAACCTGATGTCGTATTATGTATTATCTGATTAGTTGTGTTGTTGTTCTCTTTTGCATCTGCAAACTCTCCAAGCGTACAGGAGATACCCAACGCAGCTACAATGGATAAGGAAATTCTTGTTATCCATTTTTTATTCAAATCAAACCCTCCCCTTTTTAATCCCATCAAGCATAACTTAAAATATACAGTAATTTCCATAGTTACAAATAACCGAATAGTGAAGGTGGATTAGTAATAAAGTATGGAAATTATGACAAACAAAAAAAGCCCCTCCAATACGGAAGGGCTTTTCATTTTACTTTTGTTTTACCTGAACATATTTCGTGGCAGCTGTGATATACAATCCTGATTTAAGCTTATGCATTTTCGATCCATTAACCGTCACAGTCTTATCAATCGTAAATGCTTCGCCAGGTTTCACCTTTTTGTACTTTGCTTTCCAGTCCGGCTTATCATAGACCCATAACCACCCGTCAGCATTCGGCTTCACTACGACCATTTTAACGCCCTTTGGTGACGTTTCTTTTTTAGGGCTTGTTTTAGATGACGATGACACCTTTTTTAAACCGACGGCTGCCGCGATTCCTTCTGCGTGTCCATCGGCCAACAAATCAAGGAAAGATTCTTGTTTGAGCAGCACAGCATCTTCTTTGCGGTCTATGAAAAGGTTCTCTGTCAGAATCGCTGGCATTTTTGTTTCTCTTAAAACAGCCAGGTTTTTAGACTTGGTCCCACGGTCTCGGTCTCCTATTTTTTCTTTGATTTTGTTATAGATTGCATTGTGTACAATTGTTTGCTGCTTTCCTGTGCTTGATATTGCAGATAATTTGTCGTAACGAAACGTCTCAAAGCCTGTTCCACCAGCTGCATTGATATGGATGGATGCAAAATAATCAGCGCCCCAATTATTTGCTAGTCTAGCTCTTTGAGAAAGATCAATATAAACGTCAGTTGAACGCGTGAGTTTGACCGTTGCCCCGTACACCTTTTCAAGAATCGCTTTAGTTTTCTTTGCGATAGTTAGTACAAGATCTTTTTCTTTCATCCCGTTTGCTACTGCTCCGGGATCGTGCCCGCCGTGTCCGGGATCAAGCATAATTTTCTTTGTCATATTCAATCTCTCCATTCATTTTTTTATATAGAAAAAAGCCGCCGACTACTCAGCAGCTTTCTTTTCCTCTTCTTCTTTTTGGCTGTCAGACTCGATGACGTGAAGTCGATCTGTGATGGAAGCTGGAATTTTAACACCGATCTGTGCAAGGTTTTCTGTGATAGAAAGCCCTTCGTTGGCGATGTAAAACAATACTGTCCCGAAGGTCAGCACTCCATTTAAGCCCATGATCTGATCAATAATGTTAGCCACAATCACAACAACAAAACTAAGCATTTTACGCACGTAACCGAACCATGCTGTTCGGCTTCGCAGCTTACCGACCTTCCATGCTTTAATGATACCCGTCAGAACATCAATAACACTTAGCAGCAAGAGTAAATCCAGAAATTTCACTCCGCCAAATAGATATGTTCGTGCAAGATCCAAAGTTTCAAAGTTAATAAACACTATCGTTTCCTCCATTTCGTTAATCACCTCCTTTAAGAAGGCAAAAT